GCTGTTTCAGTTTATCCCTGACGGATGACTTCGTGACAGCACCTTTCAGCTTCGAGAATAACGATGCGGCCTTTGATTGTTTTTTGATCGGCATAAAGTCTTGTGGGGTGAACCCACTCCCCTTCTTGTTTGACCAGAGATTACACATAGTGCTACAAAGTAAACCCACCATGAGCCATGGATCGGGCAAAGGGTTGATTCTGTCGAGCGCCATCTCTTCGGAGATCTCTTGACTATCAACACACTTCAACAATTGCCTTCGTGTCATGTTTAGACTTCTTGCCCACCGATGGGTGAACTGTCGGAAGTTGCTACGGCGACTTTTTTTTCAAGCTCATCGACATCATCCTCTGACATCCTGTTTAGTGCAATCACTTCCGCAAACACTTGATCGAGCGCCTTGCCTGATTTCTTATTCATTGCCTTGAGATCCGCCTTCGTAAAGAACCGATTGCCGTCTTGATCACAAATACAGAAGATGGCGCAAAGCCCCCTCACATTCGTTCTCTTGTCTGCAATCAATAGTTCTTCGATCTCATCACGTTGGAGACCGTTCATGGTGCGAATCCATACGTGACCCCAAGTCTCCGTAACGAAGATCTTTCTAATCTCGAAGTCTTGGACATCGAGAATCTCTCTTGCATTCAGCATCTTTCCTCCTGTTAGTGGTTATACCTCTTAATACGTAACATCGCCGGACACCTTGAATGTAAGGCTGGCGGTAACATTTCCCTCGACTTCCATTCCAGAAAGATCCCATCCAGTCAGGAAGGAATTGAAAGTGATGGATTCGTTTGTTGACCCGTCTACATCAACAAGCGTGATCGTGGTTGCGGTTGCCGTTGTGTCCGACAACATGCCGTGAAGGCCCACGTGGGAAGAACTGTCGTATTGAATCTCGACTGATACTTCTCCACCATCCTTGAGTCCGAAGCGGAAGGTCTGCGCTGTGTCGTCGAGCGATGTCGTCGAGACCTCTGGACGTGATTCTGTCGGGCCGGAAATACTTAATACCTGTGCGATTGCGCCACCAAAGTTGATGATGGTGGATTCGCCTGCATTGATAGCCATTTAACACCTCATTATGAGACAAAGGGTTTGTTCCTTATCTAGGGGTGTTGGCTGTGATTATGCTGGGATGCTCTCGGCGTACTTCACTTGCACGTCGATCACTCTACGGTAGAGCCATTGCTCCGAAGCATTCTTGGGGCTTTCATGCTGGTCATGCTCACTTAGTATCATGGTGAAGAAGACGGAGACCGCACCCATCGTCCCCGAGTAGCCATCAATCTGACGGACGGCTTCGGCTAGTGTCTCTACGTCGGAGAGGGTTTTGCCCCAGCAATCAACTTGAATCCTGACGATGTTCTGTCCACCAGCGCCACCAAGGACATGGTTGTGATCGGCGCTGATTAGTTGGTGTGTTAGGACGGGGTAGGTAGACACACCACGTGGAAGGTGATGGGGATAGATCCTAGTGGTGACGAGTGAGGTGATCCCCGCTACAGTCTCAAGGTATGTCTGAAAAGCTTTGACGATCACTTTGCCCCCTTCTTGGCTTGCTTTAGGATCAATTCTCTAATGCCGTCGATGGTGTCTTTCTTCGCCTTGTCTTTCCCAGCGTCATAGGCTGGGCGCATGAATGGTCGGGCTTCCATTAAGGAAGTTCCGAATTCAATAAACGCACCATAATACTGGTCGCCAACATAGTTCTTTTCCCCTATGGAAATATCAAGCCCGATTGACCTTCTGGATCTAGCAGCAGCCGAGAGGCGGATTGCCCTTTGTGTTTGTCCTGATTCCACTGGTGCGTTTGCTCTAGCTTCTTTCAGCATCGGCTTCATGGCTGGTCGCATTGCTTTACGCAAGATCTTCTTGACCACCTTGGGCTCTAGCTGCGAAAGAGCCTTGTCGATCTCTTTTACACCAGTGATCTTCAACGGGCCCTTGAAGGCGTCTATGATACTACCACCGGGCACGCTATAGGATTTTGGCATGATTACACCTCCTCTGAACACATCACAATCAGTTCTTCATTTCGTTCATCGACGTTGATCACAGAGAGGATCTCGAAGACACGTGTTCCGAAAAGAAGCAGGTTGTCTGGTGTCAATGCTGGAAAATAGCGTAAACGGATTTCATGCGTCACTTGCTCTTTAATCTGCTTGCCATACTCAAGCGCCTTGCCTGTCAGTGGTTTCACACTTGCCCACCTTGTGCCTATGGTAACGGGGATCTGTGTGGTCTGGTTGTAATCATCGGCAGTGGAATCACTCATAGATTGAATGGACACCCGATGTCTGAATTTGCCGATGTTGATACTCATTGTGATTACCCGTAAAAGCCGAAGCTATCGGCGGAAAGCAAAGCGTCAATGCTCAAGGGAAGTGCGGTTGCGATTGTTCCAGTAACTACACCAAGACGGTTTTCGTATAGGTGTCCGCAATACAGAAGCATGGCTTGGCGTGTTGCGGCCGGAACACTGGACGGACTAGCGTATCCACACACAAAAGTAATGCTCACGGCATTGGCGACTTGCTGTAGGCTCGGATACGAATAGTTGGGGTTTAACACTATTCTGGCGGGTTCACTTGCAGTGTCGACAGTGTAGGCGTCTGCGCTAAAGGTCTGGCTTGCGCCGTTGGTGTCGACATACTCGACCGAGGTAACAGAAGACACTGGTGGCAATGGTAGTGTGATCGTCCCACCTGATGGGAACTGGTCACCTTGGAGCTTCCACGTTGCCGAGATCAATTGGCGTTTTTGCTTAGCCTCGGCATACTGTCTCGAAGCTACAATGAGACCGTCGATCAAGGCGTCATCGTTGGTGGTGTCTACCCTCAAGAAGTGTTTTGTTTCACCGGTTGAAAGTGGTTCGGTGGTCGGTGGCGTAATAAGTGTTAAACCCATATAGTCTCCCCTTTACACTATCTATCAACGCCAATGAGAAAAGCGACAAGCAAGCTTTCGCCAACGCTTGCACCCCCCGTTGGAAGTAGGCGTGAAAAAAGGGTGGAGCACAAGCCCCACCCTTGAATAGCGTAAACCAGCTATCACCGCTATGATGCTTTGACTTTACGCCTTCTGCGCTTTGGCTTCGGCTCTGGTGTCTCCACCTCAACTTCTGTTGCCGCCACCTCAACATCATTCACAGTTGTGTTGATTGTGACGTTGATGGGTTTGGGCTCTGGTGTGTCTTCCACTAGTCGAGCCGCACCCGCTTTGATTAGGTGCTTGGCTCTGTGTTCTCCCACTTCGATCAATGTGCCTTGGGGTAGAACCTCATTGTTGGCAATCACACCATGTTGCAATAGTTCTAATTTCATTATTCCTCCTGTTGGGTTTGTTGCTAGTGTGTCTACGTTATCGCAAACTCTGGAAAGCAAATATCCAACATGGCCGTTTCGGGGCTAGTGGGGTATTTGCTTCGGAGAAGATTTGCCAACGCTTTCGCCAATGTCAAATCGTCCGACGCCACTTGCATAATTACGTCAAATAGCTTGCGGCTGGGGGCCGCAAGCCTACGTCTTAACTCTTCTGGTGTTACTTTCATTCTCCCTCCCCTTCAAACAATTTGGTGAGAGCCATTCTCACAATGGTTGGGGTCTTCAAGTCAAGACCTTGTTTGCGATACTCGGCAATCATGGCTTCAAGTTTCTTGTGTGTGTCATCGTCAATGGTCACATTAAGTTGATGGGTCAATTGTCCTCCTGTCGGTCTATATAATCGGTTGGTATCTTCTTGATTCGGTCACGCTGAACCACACTCCCCTTGATCGGTCGCAAGATCGGCATGAGTTCCTTGCCTGTTGCCTTCTCACCAATGTATTGCTTTGCATTCTCTGGACGCATCCAACGAACCGCAAAGTGTGGTCGGCGCAAGTGTGCGGCGGTTTCGATTTGCCTTCCTATCGACCAGCATCTTTTGCCACGTCGGTGGGCTCGGTCGATCAATCGCTCATCACCACTCTCTTCATACTTTGCAAGATCCTTCTTGAGTGGTTCGGGCACTAGCCAATCGGTGTCTTGCGATAGTAGTGCAATACCTATGATGAGTTGATTCCACTGACTATCCATGATGTTCCCGTGTCCACCCCAGAAGCTAAGATCATTGGGAAGATTTGTATCGTTTCTGGGGTCTACGAAGAAGTAGTAGGGTATGGCGTTATCACCTACATGGTAGATTCGCCCCAAGGCGGCATGATGTTCGTCGATGGGTTCGGCCAATCGGATTTCTACGGGCTGGTGTGGAATGTCCAGCGATGATAGGTCGATCCCCTCATAATTGGTTCTAATCAAAGCGTCTGCGATTGCTGGATATACAAGGTAGTAGGGACGGCGACTTCGATACCACGTTCGTTCTTGTTGTAGGCGATAACGAAAGAAGCGTTCCTGTTCAGGTGTAATGTCATCCATAGGACCTTTACACCCTATCATGTGCGTGTAGTAAGCTTCGGGGGAATCCCATCGGTTATCGTTGTTCATCACCTGATAGATCGACGTGAACGTGTGCTTAAATGTTGTCAACTGTCCTCCGTAGGGTAAAAACTGCTTTCCTTTATATAGTAGGAAATCAAGGATTCTCATCAGGCAAAAGACGAAGCCATGGTGGTTACACCATGGCTTCAATCTCAAGCAACCCTCTCACGCAGGCTTACAGAGTGTTCTGCGCATCTACCACACGGCAGAAAGCAGGAGCGTGTCGAAGCTCGACATCGACATCCAAGAGGGATATGATGCGAATGCCCCCAGACTTGCTGAGCGAGTAGGGGTCAATGATGATCTCTTGAGCGCCCCAGAATGCAATCATCATCTGAGAGAATGCACCAAGGACAAGACCGGAACAGGTGGCTGATCCAACGGTCAGTGCCTCACTCATTTGATTAGTGGCAAAGCATGGGTATCCGACCATCTGGTCATTTTCCCAAATGTATCTGCCTGTCGTTCCTGTCGATGTTGAATCGGCATAGTGAACGTCGGTCGACTTCAAGACGGCTCGCAGTTTCGGCCCTGTCACAAAGGACGTTCCACCGAACTCGGCGTTATCGACAGCGATTTCTTTTTCCATCTGGTGAAGGTCTGAATATAGGACTCTTGCACCATTAGTGCCATCA